AGAAATAACGATGATGACGATTACTGATTCATCATTAACCCCTGTTACAACACCTACACCGACACCAACACCGTTACCTGTAGACTTTACTATTAGATTTCAATTGGATGGGGGAAATAGTACTTATTCATTAAAAGACTTAAGCATCCCACAATCGTTTGGAAATACACATAACCACACTATAACGGGATATGATCATGATGGTTTTGAAACAGTAACTACTAATGTTGTTGCTAATAATGGATATACGTTTAATGGTAATGATGGGGAGTTAACTTATGCAATAAACGGTTCACCTATAAGTAATAACCAAGGTAATTCTACCCAAAACACTAACGGATTCTTTACAACATACAATTCTGTAACTGATAGTTGGGATTTATCAATACAAATAGGTTCTGTTGGTTCTGATCTTATAACAGAAGGAGAAATAATAATATTAACCATCTCGGGTAACGCAATTTCGGATCCAACACCAACACCAACACCCACAGTAGAACCAGATCCAACACCAACACCCACAGTAGAACCAGATCCAACACCAACACCTACGGTAGACCCAACTAGTACTCCATTACCTAATCCAACACCAACGCAACCAAACGAGGATTTACAAGATATATATTTAACCCTCTACATCAATAATGATGGTGGTGTGAATCCATGGTCGGGTAACTCGACATATGATGATGTTCAAAATCATTTATGTACTTATGGAGCAACAAGTACTAATGGGACCACAAGACAAACTGATGGTGATCCCAACAACCCACAAACAGGTGATAGATTTTATGCTGGTGGGTTCCCTTTAGAACCTTTTGGAAGAAAATTTTTAAAATACTATCCAGATACGACGCAAGTTTCAAATTGGAAGTGGATAGATGTGGACAATAGTGGTTACATAAGTGTTTCAGGATTTACGTGTAGTACCCCAACACCGACACCAACGGTAGAACCAACTAGTACTCCTGTACCGGATCCAACGGCAACAGTAGAACCAACAAGTACTCCTGTACCTAACCCAACAAATACACCTGTACCGGATCCAACGGCAACAGTAGAACCTACACCAACAAGTACAGAGGTACCTCTACAAAACATTCTGATGGTGACCACAATTAATTCACTACCAAACCCAATATATAATACTTTAACGGGTAATTTTAGTGGGACCCAACAGTTCCTTTGTAACAACACAATAACAAGTGCAAGTCAGCAATACAGACAAACAAGTGGAGACCCGACTAACCCACAAAATGGGGATATGCTTTACCATAATGGTAGTTTAGCAATAAACACCCAATTCGGATTTTTTTGGAACCAATGGAATGATGTTAGTGACAAGTCATCATGGAGATGGGTTACAACCGATTCCAACGGTGTAATGACAGTATCTCAATTTAATTGTCCAACAAGTACACCCGTACCTAGCCCAACGGCAACAGTAGAACCTACACCAACGGAAACGGTTTCACCTACAAGTACACCTGTACCAAACCCAACAAGTACACCAGTTCCTAATCCAACGGCAACTCCTGTACCAGACCCAACTGATACTCCTGTACCTACAAGTACGGAGGTACCAACACCAACACCTACAGTAGAACCAACGGCAACTCCCGTAAGTTGTATATCGGCAGCACCTCTCAATATAAACGTAGAGTCTGAGTACGATAGTAACACCAATACCACTGTCTTCAAATACATAACAAGTGATTCAGATGGAAATGGTGGTTTGTTTGGTTGTATTAATGTTAATCGTGGCTCCACAGTAACAATATCAGTTACAGGAAGTGCACCAAATCTTGAATCACACCCAATAAAAATAACCAATTTTAATGATCAGGGTCAGCATGAATCGTCGCTCCCTAATGTGGTGAGTACGTGGAACGCAGGATCCCCATATACACTGACATGGGAAGTACCATGTGATATGGGAATTACTCAATATCAGTATCAATGTGTAAATCACGCAAGTATGCGTGGTGTAATTAATGTGAGTGGAACGTGTCCAACACCCACACCAACAGATACGCCAACCCCGACTAGTACAGAAACCCCTACACCAACAGATACACCAACACCTACAAGTACTGAAACACCCACACCGACGGTAACCCCTACCCCAACATCGACACCAACTATTGTTGATTGTTATGTTGCTGGACCGTTAATTACGGATTCAAGTAACGGTGCAGTTTTCGATAGAAGTGTTAACGTTAGTGGTATGTTAGAGGTCATTGCCGGTGCGGTTGGTGGTCAGGTAGCGGTACCTGATGAGTTCTCTAAAAAAGTTGCTCGTTCATTCCAATTAATAATGGACCCATCAGCCACGGGAATTACCCTATCATATCAAAATAATTTAGTAGCAACTTTAAGAGGTGATGAGGGTACCACACACGAGGGGTTACCAACGGCTCAAAGAATTGGGTATGGTAGTGGAGATAACTATGACCCTAATTGGTTAACAGATGAAGGTATAACTGGATATACAGGTTATGAAGAATTCTTAGATACTCATGCAGTTAATGACATGATATGGTATCAAAGTGGTTCCACAAGTGGTGATGCAGTAATATCTGAGGTATTTGAACATATTTTCCATACCGTACATTTATTTGGTATTATGGGTGCGGTTCCCGGCTCATCGACTGCGGTAAATTGGATGGCGGGAGAAAACCCAAATTGGCAAACAACAGAACTACACTTATCCATGAAACAAGCCATCGAGAATGGTATGTATGACCCAACTGACTATGCACCTAATTGGAATACCGACACAGGTCAAGCTCAAGTAGCGTATAAAGAGTATATGTACTTATTAAACTTCGGTATGTGGGAAATGTCCGAGTTTTGGGATGGTGGGTCATTATCTCCAGAATGGAATGATAATATGAGAACTCCATCGGGAATTCAAACTAATAATATTTTAGGATATACATTGTTTAATGATTACTTCACACCAGTACTGACTAAACCTAGTTTTACAACACTAAGAAATATTTTCCAAAATAATGGAGGGGGTAGTTCAGGATATGTTGCCGATGATTGTATAACACCAACACCAACACCTACAGTAGATCCCGTACCTAAATTAGATCCTACACCAATACCAACTAGTACACCAAACCCTACACCTACTAGTACGGTGGAACCTACGGCAACACCGGTACCATCTACCCCAACACCGACAGTTTCTTTAACATGTTTAGACGGTGATAATGACAATACTGTAATGTACAGTGAAATTAATTTTGGTCAAGGTAATTTTTACATATTTAACGGGAGTTATGAGAAATACCACACAAATACAGGTACTTATGTGTTGAAAAATGTCTCTATTGGTCACCCTATAACGGTACTAAATAGTGGTAAGGAAAGTCTAATTTACGTTGATGGTATACACTCAGGAACTAAAATAGGTTCTGATGGTAATTCATATAGTTATTACTACGGAGATGTAACCATAACCGTCCAAGGAAATTATGGAACAGTAAGTTACGAATGTTACTACCATGGATATATGGGTGGTCAGGATAACCTTGTATTTAGTAATACGTGTGATTCATCAAATCCGGCACCAACGGCAACAGTAGAACCTACACCTACACCAACAGATACGCCAACCCCGACTAGTACAGAAACACCCGTACCTAGTCCAACTGAAACACCTATTCCAACTAGTACAGAAACCCCTACACCTACGAGTACAGAAATACCAACACCAAACCCAACAAATACACCTAACCCAACACCGACCCCAACAGTACCCCCTAGTCAAACACCTCAACCCACTCCTACGAGTACGGTAGAAATTAGTCCAACACCAACTATTACGGTGGTACCTACTAATACGCCATTACCTAATCCAACACCAACACCAACAGCTCAGGCTAATAGTGTTTATGTTCACATACCTTAAAAATTATGACTAACGAAAAACTACAAGAATTAACCTTATCTATAAACCAATCAACATCAGAGGATGTTGTTTCGGTTGGTTATGGTTTTAAAACCGTAGATGGTAAATTAACTAATGAAAAATCATTAGTTTATACGGTTAATCAGAAAAAAGATTTATCTGAAGTACCTGAAAGTGAAATAATACCTTCAGAGATAACACATGAAGGTGAAACGTTTAAAACAGACGTTATTGAGGGTATTGTAAAACCCCAAGGATATGGGATGTGTGATGCATCTTTCTATGGTTGGCAAACAGTAGCACCTACTAACAGAGATCAACACAGACCTCTTATTGGTGGTTGTTCTGTCACAAATTTTGGTAAACTACCAGGATTCGTCGGCACTTTAGGTTTTATTGCCGTGGATAACGAGACAAATACCTTAGTTGGTGTTAGTAATAATCACGTATTAGTAAACGATGCGTGGATTACTGTTGAGAGAGACCCTCTTTCTCTGTGGACAAACGTACTAAATGACCCTGTAACTCAACCGAATGAACCTGGTAAGTCTAATATAAGTTTTGAGATCGGTCAGGTCCGAAAATATGTTCCATTAAATTCACCGACTAATTATGTTGATTGTGCATTGACAACTATTGAGGATTGGGGATTAATTGACCCAAATGTGTCATGGAGACAACATAACATAACCTCTATGACCACAGCACCTAGATTTGCAACAACTAATGAGTTGGATGAGTTTTTATTAGAGGATAATAGACACTATTATAGTGCCGGTAGAACAACAGGTGGTAAGGGTGAAGGTGTTATCAAACTACTTAGAGAACAATTTGCGGCATCTATAACCATAAATTATAATAAACAAGGTGTGAGTACCGCAACCAAAATGAACGATACATTTGTATTAATGGCAAGTGGAAACACAACACCCGCAGGAGATACGTGTTATTTTCCATCTTCCGGTGGTGATTCAGGTTCGGCAATATTAACATATAATGAACCTACTAACGAGTGGTTAATTGTGGGTTTACTGTATGGTGGTACTTATGTTAACGATGGCGACAACCAAATGGCAATAAGATCTTTATGTAACAGGATAGATAGAATTGTGAATGAATTAGATATAAGGGCTTGGGATGGTACATTTAATGGAATACAACAACTCCAAGGAGGAGAAATGGTACACGTATTACCAGGATTATCTCAGCAAAAAACGATTATGTCGGGAGGTAAGAGATATTGGCAGGTTGGGATTGGTAGTTCTCACGATTTTCCTGCAACATAAAAAAATAGATTAGATATTTATTAGTATGGAATTTTTTATACGGAAAGGGGCCACAGACCCATTATTAAAATTAAGGTTATCTGATGACGGTAGAAACGACAAGTCTTCTTTAAACGACTTATTGGAAAATGCCGACATTAGATTTGATATGGTTGATATCGAAACAGAAATTCCTGAAATTTTAGGTGGTGAGTGTTTATTAACAACAAGAACCAAAAACTACGACCAAACCACAGAAGAGTATTATATTACATATAGATTTACTTCAGAACAAACAAAAAAAATAGGTAAATTCGAGGGAATGGTCAATATTCAATTTAGAGATACAGACCTTAAACCTACGAATAAACTAATTGTTCCCATTAAGGAAAAACTCTACATTAACATTATTTAGAAAGTGTGCAAACATTAATGGAGAATATATGATATCTATCTTGATACTATAACTTATTTTTTATATCTTTGTATTAATTAAGGCAAACTACCCAACTAAGGGTAAGCTAATGTGTCATCCAATTTTAATACAATGAAAGAAATCATTTCCCAAGAGGTAATCGAAGATTTCCTCAGTGGTTCGGATCCTGAAGATTATATAACAGGAATAGAATACGAGTACCGATCCAACACAATCTACAAAATTATTCAACATCCTGAAAAGGGTAAAATTATTCGAAAAGATAAGTTAACCGCATTCTTATGGGTTGATGATCTTACAGGTTTAAATTTCTATGGCGATAGTAAGGCCAAACAACGTCAGAAAATGTCGGAATATGGGATTACTATTGAGAAGTTAGATACTGCGGATAATGAACGTTTAGAGAATGGTTATAATTTCTTAGTTAAAAGTAGTCAAGGTTATCGTTCACTTCTTAGTTTTTTTAGACAAGGAGGTTTGAACCCATGGGACGAAGAAATAAGAAAACATTTTATACTACTTAATCCTAAAGAACAATATCTTATACAAAAGGAAAAAAGATTATTCAAGGGTATTGAAGAATATGAGGATGTACATAGATTAGTTTTTGATATTGAGACAACAGGTCTTGAACCCGAAACAGATAAAATAATTCTAATTGGTTTAAAAGACAATAGAGGATTTGTTAAAATCATCAATGCATTTGGTGAGGATGGGGAAAAGAATTGTATTATAGAATTCTTCAAATGTGTTGAGGAACTTAAACCCACCATATTTTCAGGTTATAACTCCTCATTTTTCGATTTTCCTTTTATTCTAAAAAGGTCTGAGATATTAGGTATTGATGTTACTGAACATACTAAAGTATTCATAGATATCGGATTAAAGGAAAGGGAGGGTATGTTAAAACTTGCAAACGAAGTAGAAACATACACCCAACATATGATATGGGGAATGAATATTCTTGATATTGCACATTCCGTTAGAAGAGCACAGGCGATTAATTCGGATATTAAATCATGGGGTCTGAAATATATCACAAAGTATTTGGGTGCGGAAAAGGAGAATCGTGTTTATGTAGATGGTGCGTGGATATCAAAAATATATTTAGATAATGAGAGTTATTATGTAAACCCTAAAACGGGTAACTATAAAAAAATAGGTGACCCTGGCACTGAAGGTTTATTGGAAAAATACCCTAACCAATTCGAAGTGTGGACAGGTAGAAAAATTGTAGAACAATACCTTGATGATGATTTATATGAAACCATGGTTGTTGATGAATCATTTAGTCAGTCAACATTCTTACTATCAAAAGTAGTACCCACAACATATGAACGTATATCCACTATGGGTACCGCAACACTGTGGAAACTAATAATGTTGGCTTGGTCGTATAAACATAATTTAGCCGTACCTGAGAAACAAGATAGGAGGGCGTTTACGGGTGGTTTATCGAGACTACTTGCGGTTGGTTATGCTGAAAAAGTGGTTAAGTTTGACTACTCTTCACTATACCCATCAATTCAATTGGTTTATGATGTATTTCCTAAGTGTGATGTGATGGGGGTACAGAAATCTATGTTAAAGTATTTTAGAGATGTTCGTATAAATTATAAGAAGTTGGCATCTCAACATTATAAAACCGACCCCGAATTATCCGAAAAGTACAACAGAAAACAACTACCGATTAAGATCTTTATTAATGCATATTTTGGTTCTCTTTCCGCACCTCACGTATTTCATTGGGGTGATATGGATACAGGTGAGACCATTACGTGTGTTGGTAGACAGTGTTTACGTATGATGATTATGTTTTTCGAAAAGAAAGGTTACAAGTCACTCGTGATGGATACGGATGGTGTAAACTTTTCTTGTCCTGATGATGTGGAAGATAGGGTATACGTCTCAAAAGGTCTTAATGAGTTAGTGGAAGGAGGTAAAACCTATAGGGGTGCTGAGGCCGACACCGCCGAGTTTAATGATATTTTCATGAGAAATGAAATGGGGTTAGATATTGATTATGTTGCACCATCAACAGTTAATGTCGCTCGTAAAAACTATGTACTTAAAAAACCAAGTGGTGGACTTAAACTAACGGGTAATACCATTAAATCAAAGAATCTTCATGGTTACATTGTTGATTTCTTAGACGAAAGTTTAAAATTAATGTTAGATGGTAAGGGACAGGAATTCTTAGATGTTTACTACAAATACATCGGTATGATTTACAATAAGGAGATTCCGTTGGCTAAGATTGCCAATAAGTCAAGAGTAAAATTGTCAGTAGAGAATTACCTTAAATCCATGAAGACTAAAACCAAGAGTGGAGCATCTAAGGCAAGACAGGCACATATGGAGTTAGTAATGAAAAATAATTACCCCGCAGGACTTGGTGAAACCATATACTATGTAAACAATGGTGAACGTAAGGCTGATGGTGATGTACAGAAAATGACCAAACCAACTAAGAAATTTCAAAAGGAGTTTCTTGAAGAACATGGTTATCCCGTTCCCGAAAATTATATAAAAATTAATTCCTTTATGATTACCGAACAGGAGTTAAAAGATAATCCAGATATGAAGGGTAATTACAATGTTGCACGATATATTAATACCTTTAACAAAAGAATAGAACCTTTATTGGTTGTATTTCACCCCGACATTCGTAGTGATATTATTATTGAGAATCCCGATGATAGACCTTTCTTTACATTAAACCAATGTAAGTTGGTTAATGGGTTCCCAATGAAAGAGGGTAGTCAGGATAGTTTTGATGAAGTTATGACATTATCTGATAGTGAGGTATTGTTTTGGAAAAAGGTTGGTAGAGATCCGTATTTTATGTATTTGGAGGATAGTCTTGATCATGTTGATCAATATTGGGTACAGAAAAATAGGGATGCGGTTAACTTTAAAGTTCCAAGTAGTCCAACTCAAGAGGGTGATATAATTGAAAGAAGTGGTCATGATTATGCAACCCACACAGATGTGGATATTTAAATCATATTAAAAGGAGATGGCATCGCTCTATACTTTAACGACTTGTTAAGACTTTCGGCTTCATTTCCTTTTCTTTCTAACATTTTGTCAGGTCTTAACCTTTCTAACCTTTGTGACAATTCTTCGATGAGTTTTAGTTTTTCATCCTTACCTTCAGTTAGTAAAGATTGGTAATCTAATTTAACTTGACTATCAGGTACTTGTAGGTCCCCCGAGAATTTAGAGTATATCCTACCTAACCCTTCTTTAGAGTATGCGATAAGGAATTTCCTAACCCATGTTTGTGCAGGTCTGTTAAGTTCTTCCCATACCAATTCTTCGGTTGCGATATCGGACGGTAATTTTACAACATCTTTATTCTTGTCTAAACAATCATCCCTATCCGTAGTATCATAATACCAATACCAAACATAGTAGTTGTGTTGTTGTATAGAACCAAAATCAAATCTACCACCAGGTACGTTAGCCAAGTGAATATATTTTTTACCTTCAGGTCCTGCAGTTATACGATAAGTCATTTCACCACCAATTAGACGGTTTTTAATATTCCTATCTTGCATACGTGATAATAAATCATAGGCGGGTAACATAAAATAGGAACCTGAAGTACCCATTTGTGCAAATCCACCCACACCACCTGACCCAACACCACCAAGACCACCAAATCCACCTAAAAATGGATCCACAATAGAGTCGGTTAGTTCGGCACGTGTAAACCATAAGAGTTCGTTTATTTCACGACCCGCAGGAATTTCATATACTTGTTGATCTCTAACAAGTTCTATTTTGTCTTTTAGTAGTTCGGAATCACCACCCGCCTGTAAACCAACAATTTTTGAATATGCGTGTGAGTATTGTGTTTCATAGTCTAATGATCTCGTAGTAAACGCTCTCGTCAAAGATTGCGTATCAACATTTAACCCAGCTAAAGATGACCACTGAGATTCAATTAACCAATCACTTACGTATTGTTCATATTCATCCAAAGACAATTCCAAGAAAGTGTCCATTTGTTCTTCGGTCAATTCTATTGACCTAATAGGTGCTCCTAAAAGGTTAAGAACCTGTGAATATAACTTGTCTCGATTTGCCGGTGTAATAATAGTGCTTGCCATACTTGATTTATTAATATAAATAGTTTATATTTGGGAAAAACAGAACAACAATTTTGGATTTAACTAAAATAAGACTCAAACATCGTAAAACACTTAACATATGGAGGTACATTCATCAAACCTCTAAGTTTAACAAACCTTTCAGTAAAGAAATAACGAGAATTATTAGAGAAACCCATTCAGAAGATGAATTAAGATGGAGATCGCCTATGGGTTCTGTTGGTAGTGGTTACTACAATTACGATGAAGACACTAAATCGTATAGTTTTAGAAGCGGAATTAATTTTATTAATACGGGTTTTTCTTATCAGGAATATATTGAGAGGGTTTTAAATGAAAAATACGGTATTAAATTACCCTATGAAACTGACAATGAGGGTAAATATATTGATGAGACCGTAGAAGAAACTTTGAAGGAGTTTTGTTATTACTTAGAACTTTATAAAGAAGATTTTCTTTTTGATGGTGATGTAAAGAATCACATCGATCTTATAAGATATCGATTAAAAGTAATATCTGATCGTTCGGAAAAATTAATAGAAAATAATTTTAAGAATATATGGCCCGATTCGATTAGTTACCTTTCGTCTACAGGAAATGGAGGTAATATAAAGGACTTTAGAGGTATCGACGCTGAGATAGTATTTGATCGCGGAGTTGAAACTGTACAGTGTAAGGAGGTAAGTTTTATTGAAGAGGACGATAATAAAATCATTTTGACCCTTACAATGGATCATACAAAATACTCAAATATAAATTACTACGCATTTACACAAGACAATAATTATATTGTTTTTAAAAACGACTCAGGGGGTATAGAAATTTTAAATTCTATGGAGGGTAATGTTTATTCTTTTAATAAAGACTTAATTGTGTATTCTACGTTTTAATATTCTTAACTAACTCATTACCAAAACTTTCCGAATATTCCCCATCTCCCATCACTTGATCTATAATTTCTTTCTTTTTCTGTAGAATATTATAAATCGTCATTTCGATGGTATTTTCAAAAACAGGATAATAAACAAGTACACTATTTTTTTGACCATACCTATACGCCCTATCCTCCGCTTGTGAGTGGTCTGCAGGGACAAAAGACAAGTCATTAAATATAACAGTATCCGCGGCCGTTAAAGTTATACCAACTCCCGCCGCTTTAATGTTACCAATAAAGACCTTAACCTTATCCTCGTTTTGAAACCTATCAACAGATTGTTGTCTTCTATCTTTGGACATTCTACCATCTAACACCACCGCTTTCTTCCCGTACTTTTCATAGATCATATCTAAAGACATAGTAAAATTAGTAAACACAATAACCTTCCTACCTTGTTCTAATACTTTATCAATCAATTCACACGTATGATCTACCTTTTCAATTGCAATGAGTTGTCTTAACTTCATTAATCTATTAAGTGTAACCGTTAGACTTTCTTTTTTCCTATTCTCCTTACTTATCCTCAAAAACTCTGTAAGTTCATCGTCATAAAAAGAATTCTTTAGTTCTAACCATATTGGTGAGATAATTTTTTCAGGTAAATCTAATATATCGGTCTTCATTCTTCTCAATACCACCGCTTTAGTTTGTTCCCTTAATTCATCTAAATTACTCGCACCACTTGTATTCCATATTTTTCGTCCACCCACTCTAAATTGGTAACCTTTACAATATCTTAAAACATAACTCTTCCAATTAAGTGTTAGAGGTGAGTTTACTATTTTTAATAGGTTAAAATAATTAATTGGTCTTGAGGTCATGGGTGTTCCTGTAAGTAACCAAACTTTAGGTATTTTTGCAAGTATATCATTTAATAGTTTTGTTCTCTGTGCTTGACTATTTGAGATATAATGAGCCTCATCAACTATTGCGAGGTCAAACCCCTCGTTCAGTATAATTTTATATGCATCACTATCTTCAGTATTTTCTGTAGTATGAAAGTTTTTTAAGATATCATAATTTATAATATAATACTTAAAGGTAGATCCCCATTTCTTCCCTTCAACAATTAATACATTTTCGTCTGAATAGAGTTCAATTTCTCTCTTCCAATTAATTTTAAGGGACGCTGGACAAACTATTAATACCTTTTTAATGTCACTCTCCAAAGACGCGATAACCGTACTAGTAGTCTTCCCTAACCCCATATCATCGGCAAGAATGAATTTATTATTTGCCAATAACTTTTCTATTGCTATTTTTTGGTGTTCCATCGGTGGTCTGTGTGAGTATGGACTATAATCCACTTCTCGATCTAAGGTTTTTTCCTCTTGAATAACCGACGCTTTGGGTATCCACATGGAGATGGGTTTCATTTCTTTGGTTAGATTACCCCATACATTATATGCCTTATCACTTTCACATAACAATTTTTCAACCCACACTTCCTCAACGGGAGACATGAGTAATCGATCCTCTTGTATTTTTGTTCCAAAAGACTTGGCAATTCTAAGATACTTTCGGGCAACCTTTGGTACTATCTCATGATATTTTATGACATATTCTGATTGTGGACGAGTTAAACTGTAATTTTTCGATTTTTCGAATTTACGTTTTAGGTCCAATATATGGTTATTATAACCAGTATATCCTGTTACAATCTCCCTCGCTTGTATTTCGGGTAATAGTTTTCCCATCTATAAACTAAATATAAGGAATTCAAATCATTTTTTAAACTATTTATCTATATGAGTAAAAAACTACCAATTAAAAGAATGAGTAAATTCTTCTCTGAAGAAGACTTCGACTTTAATGTTCAAATAGGTCAGGAGTATCTTCATGGAGATTTAAATATGAAATTGGTACTCTACCGTGTTGATACTGAGAGTACGGATACCGATGCGGTATATGCTGAGGTTGGTAAGGATCAGATTAAGTTCTTCCCACCTATTGAATTCAACGCATTAGTTAAAATAGAAACACCTAAAAATCAGTCTTATAAACCTGGTTTAGTTCGTTACATAGAACCTGGTAATATGACTGTATCTGTTTATATAAGTCATTTACGGGATTTGGGTGTTGATATAAAATACGGTGATTTTATTGCATATCCTGAGACTGAAGATAAGATTAGATATTATACGGTTGCAAATGACGGTAAAGTTACTTCAGACAATAAACACAATATGTTTGGTTTTAAACCACATTACAGAACAATAACTTGTGTACCGGCAGAAGAGTCGGAATTTAGAGGAATATAATGGCGATACCTAAAAGAAAAAATAACATAAAAGTTTACCAAGGAAACGAATTAATGGATAGACGACAGGAATTATTAGACAAAATCACCGAAGGTGATTCGTTTCTTCCTGACTCGGTACTACACGACGACTTAGATTTGGGGATGTTAGATTTTGTTAAGAAGAACTTTATTGTTGTTTCTGATGGTATGCAAATACCAATTATACCTAAAATTTTAACCACACAACGTTGGGGTGAGTTTGCTAACACATGGAATTTTGCCAACTTAGACGGTAACCCGTCAATACCTTTTATTAGTGTAATTAGAAAACCCGACGTTCAACTCGGTACTAATCCAAGTTTACAAAGAACGATACCCGATAGACAACAATTTCACTACGCCACAGTTCCAACATGGAATGGTACTCAAGTCGGTGCTGACATTTACAAAATACCACAACCCGTTCCTATTGATATAAGTTATGAGATTACTATTGTTTGTTCAAGATTCAGAGATTTAAATAAATTTAATCAAATAATATTACAAAAGTTTTCTTCGAGACAAGCGTATACAACTGTTAAAGGACATTATGTTCCAATAGTTTTAGATAGTATCGAGGATAACACTCCTGTGGATTTAGAATCAAGAAGATTCTACGTTCAAAGCTATAAATTCACTTTATTAGGTTTCATTATTGACGATGAAGAATTTGAAGTGAAACCCGCAGTTAGTAGGTTATTTTTGATGAACGAATTTATTAATAGTAATAATTTTGAAAAGAAATATCTAACTAAAAATTTAGAAATTACTGTTGCTAACTTTACCGCTGATGGAGTACAAACAATTTTTAGTGTAGGAGAGACAATAGGTATACTATTTAATGTAACAATTAATGGTTTATTACAAGAAAGAGGGGTGGAATTTAACCATGTTTCTTTGACCTCTAAAATTAGTTTTGTCGAACCACCAAGAGAAGGTTCCAAGGTAACGATAACATATTATAAAGGAAGGTCAAGTGTTTTTGTAGATTCTGAAGGAAACGTAAGACAGGTTTCTACAGAGTATTTTGACTATTCGGGTGGAGGTCTTTCATTCACCACATTAAACAATATAGATAGTGTAATTAGTTTAGATTTAAATGGTCTATTGTTAGAAGAAGGTAGTGATTTCGATATTACGGGAGGAACAGAAGTAACACTAAATGGTACTCCTCGAGTCGGATCAAGAATAGGTGTCACTTATTTATTTTAATTAACCCATTGGGTTTTTTGGGTTTTCTATAAAAACTACTGGGTTTTTTGGGTTTTATAAAAAAACTACTGGGATATTTTTGAATTTTAATTGGCACAAACCCGCCACACATACATGATCTAATTTTAATTGGCAGAAACCTATTCATCATATAAACCTCTTTTTCGGTCCACACAATTGGTTTCTATCCACTTTTCCACAACTTTATAAATTTTAAATCCATTATCATCACAATACTTTTTTAATATATCGTGGTGTTTTTGACTTATTTTGATGTTTTTGGGGGTTTTGTCGCTCATAAAGATAAATATAGATAAAAAAATATCTTTAAATATCCTAAAATAGAAAACTTGGGAACTCTTTACTAAAAACTAAGATATTTATAGTAAACAATAAAAATTTATAATTAAAGTTAATCGATGGCAAATTCAAACAGAGTATTCGTTTCTCCAGGTGTATATACCTCAGAAAAGGATTTAACGTTCGTAGCACAAAGTGTGGGTGTGACCACATTAGGGTTATCAGGTGAGGCACTAAAAGGACCTGCATTTGAACCAATTCTAATAAGAAATTTTGACGAATTCAAAACATATTTCGGACCTACTTCACCAACTAAATTTTCGGACGGTAACCCAAAATACGAATTGGGTTATGTCGCAAAATCATACCTTCAAGAATCTAACCAACTATTTGTAACAAGAGTTTTAGGTTTAACGGGTTACGTACCAAAAATAACATACGCAATTAAAACATTAGGAGGGGTAACAGTAGACCTTACAGGTGGAACTACAAATGTTGTAGACGCACTATCAGGTACTTCAGTAGATATTTCAACTTCCGCATTTATTGCTGACCTAAGTGGGAAAACCGCAAATGATGGAAATAGTGTCGTTGATTCTATCGGAAATTTATCGGTAGTGGACGGAACATGGTTTACTATTGGTTTAGTTGATGGATCAGAGACGGTAGGTTTAACACAATCTTTAGAAGTGTCAGGACCAATAGGTACAAACAATAATAACAATTGGTACAATACGTACTTTTCAGTAGACGGTCTTGGAAATATAGACGGGGTATATTCATACCTTTTTGTATTTAATTCGACCGATAACGGTTTTAAAATCATACAATACAAGTATAATGCATCAGTAAATTCTGATTATGACAATATGGTTGTATTATCTTTAAGACCAAGAGGGTCTTATCAAGGGCAAACTTTAAATCTTGAGTTAACAACATCAAGTGATGTAGATATTACATCATCTACTTTAGGTAGTGACCCATTATCTGAATTTACACTAAGTGTTACGGGATCTACAAGTGGTGCTAAGTCATTCACATGTACATTGAATACTTCATCTACTAAGTATGTTTCTAAAGTATTAGGTAACACTAATTTCGATAAGAAGAAAAATGAAGTACCTCTTTATGTTTTTGAAGAGTACCCAAAATTATTATCTGCACTTTACGGACAAGGACTTGTTAGAGGTTTAGATGTTGAACATATTTCACATAATGTGGGTAATGATTACTTAAATCAATGGGAGACACCGGCATCACCAACAGTTGTATCTGAAGTGAGAGGTGGTATTGTTTCTGACTTATTTAGTGTAATTAGTATTTCAGATGGAGATGCTGCAAACACACAATTAAAAATACAAGTTCAAAATATTGACCTTGATTCGGGTGAGTTCGATTTGATTATTAGAGACTTCAACGATACTGATAATAATGTTTCAGTACTTGAGAAATTCTCAAGATGTACAATGAACCCTGACTTACCAGGATATATTGCTAAGAAAATAGGTACATCAGACGGTGAATATGAGTTACGTTCAAAATATATAATGTTGAACATGGCTATAGACGCACCCGTTGATGCATTTCCTGCAGGATTTAAAGGATTCACATCAGATTTTCTAAATACATCTAAAGTTGGTAACGTATTATTCAAAACAAAATATAATGTGGCGGGTGATGTTATTTCTTATAACTCACAAGGTACAGAACAAAAAACAAACGGAGATAAAATTAGAAAAGTTACTTTAGGTTTATCATCTCAAATTGGTTTTGATAGAGATTTATTTGAATACAAAGGAAACACTGCGAGTTCAACCTCAAATGGTTTTCACCTTTCAAGTCAGGCATCTAACATATCAGGTTTTAAAACGACACCATATGATTTAGAAGGAAACAATAAAGGTTTATTAGAAACTAAATCATACAGAAAATTCACATTCACGGTTTGTGGTGGTTTTGATGGTTGGGATATCTATAGAGGAACAAGAACAAATGGAGATGGTTATATCTTTGGTAAAAACACTTATGTAAGTGGACACACATCTAATCAGGGTGTATTTAGTGATACTGTTGGAAACTCAGATTACTACGCATATTTAGCGGGAATTGAAACGTTCTCTAACCCTGAAGCGGTTGATATTAACATATTTGCAACACCAGGTATTGATTTCTATAATCACAGTTCATTAACAAATCAAGCAATTGATATGATTGAAGGTGATAGAGCGGATTCATTATACATCACTAACTCACCTAATACTTCAGATGTTGACGAAATAGTTGACCAATTGGATGAAGTTGATTTAGATACTAACTATACGGCAACATATTGGCCTTGGATACAAGTAAGAGATGGGGACAATGCAACTCAATTATATATTCCACCAACAGGTGAGGTGTGTAAGAATATTGCATTGACCGATAATGTTTCTTATCCTTGGTTCGCAGTAGCTGGATACCAAAGAGGTTTGGTAAACGCAATTAAAGCGAAGAAGAAGTTGACGTTAGATAATAGAGATGATTTATATAATGCAAGAATTAACCCAATTGCAACATTCTCAGATACGGGAACAATAATTTGGGGTAATAAAACATTACAGGTTAGAGAATCTGCACTTGATAGAATCAACGTAAGAAGATTACTACTAAGAGCGAGAAAATTAATTTCAGCAGTTGCCGTTAGATTGTTATTTGAACAAAACGACGAACAGGTAAGAAATGAATTTTTAAGATTGGTTAATCCAATATTAGAATCTATTAAGAAAGAAAGAGGTTTATATGAATTTAGAGTAGTAGTGTCTAATGATCCAGAAGATATAGATGCAAACACACTAAGAGGTAAGATTTATGTTAAACCAACTAGATCTCTTGAATTTATTGATGTAGAATTCTTAATTACTCCAACAGGGGCATCATTTGAGAATATCTAATAGAATAAAAAAGGAAAAGGGAGGGTCTAACGACTCTCCCCTATCCAAAAGTAAAAATTGAGATGACCCCAGTATATACTGGTTTAATATATACTAGATTTAATATATTATATACTTTATATCCTATATTTCATACTAGTAATTACTGGGTAATAAAAAAATACGGAAATTAATTGACAATGTCAAGTAGTTCTCAAATAAAAAAGAAAAATATTTCGTGAAGAGATATATTTATAATAATAGAATAACAAATATAACAAAAATACAGACATGGCAGATTTATTAATGAAAATGCCGGTTCCTTACGAACCGAAAAGAGTTAACCGATTTATCGTTAGGTTCCCATCATCATTGGGTATTAACGAATGGTATGTAACATCGGCGGCAAGACCGAGTGCAAAAATCAACTCAGTAGAAATTCCTTTCTTAAATACTTCAACTTATGTTGCAGGTAGATTCGTATGGAATGAACTAAGAGTTAAATTTAAAGATCCAATTGGACCATCAGCGTCTCAAGCGTTAATGGAATGGTTTAGATTACACGCAGAATCAGTAACAGGAAGAATGGGTTATGCTGCAGGGTATAAAAAAGATATTGAATTAGAAATGTTAGACCCAACAGGTGTTGTGGTTGAAAAATGGATTTTACAAGGTTCATTTATGACTGACCTAAACTTCAACGAACTTGATTATAACAACGATGCATTAGCAACGATTGATTGTACATTGAGAATGGATAGATGTATCCAAGTATATTAAAAAAATAATCTGTCGATATATTTCAAGGGGATCTTTTATAAGGGTCCCCTTTTTTATTTCATTTAAACTTTACTTTATAGTATTTAATAGTTAGATTTAAACAGTATGGAAAACGAATATAGAATAGACCCGACAATTCAATACGATGTTGTTGAATTACCAAGTAGAGGTATATACTATCCAAATGGTGTAAAGGCATTAAAGGTAGCATACCTAACCGCGGCGGATGAGAATGTCTTATCCTCACCAAACTTAGCAGCAAATGGAGACATTGTTACAGAACTTTTAAAAAGAAAAGTTTTAACTAAAGATGTACCTGTTGAAGATTTAACAAGAGAAGATAAAGAGGCAATCTTAATTTTCTTACGTAATACTGCATTTGGTTCAGAATTAAAACTAGAGTTAAAAGACCCTAAAACGGAAGAGACATTTGAACATACAGTTGATTTAAGTGAACTTACTTATAAAGAATTCGACTTAAAAGAAGATGAAAACGGTGAATATCCATATTTTATGGAAAAATCTAAAGTAGATATTACATTTAAATTTCTTACACCAAAAGACGAACAAGATTTAGAAGATATAACTAAAAGTTGGAACGGTCTTGGTGCTCCTCCTATTGTTACAAAAAGATTAGAAAAACTAATTAAGAGTGTTAAAGGTAATAAAGATCAAATGAATATAAGAAATTTCATTGAAACCTTACCTATATTAGACTCTCAAGATTTCAGAAAATATATCAATAAAGTAAAACCAGGTGTAAACTTAGTACACCACGCAGTCGCCCCATCAGGAGAAAAAGTCACTTTTAGAGTAGACTTTGGGGTGGAGTTTTTTCGTCCTTTCTACGGACTATAAAAGCGCGCAGTTTACTGAAACAATTTTTTTACTTAGAAAAGGGTTCTCACATAGGGATGTTTTAGAGATGCCCGTGTTTATGAGAAGATACTACGTCGAACGAATTATAGAGTTAGAAAAGTCTACCGACTAGTATTTATCTATATGGACAAGAAAACGCAAAGGGAACTAGCCAATTTAATGTCAGAGGTTGATAAGGGTAATATAACCCCTAAACAAGCTCAGAAAGAACAGAATGCGATATTTTCAAGGTTACAAAGTAGTGGTAATAACGGTTCAAGTGGTAACTCAATTGGTGGTGCTGACATGCGATCCACCGTTACCGATATTATTGCCGGTGCCTCATTACAACAATACGCACCTGAAGATACCAATGTTATTGCGGAATTAGTTAAGAATTATAAACCACCAACTGATGGTGGAAGTACCGTGGGTGCGGTTTTTAGTTCACTAATTAAAACGGCAATGGATGGTATAGGGGATTATGTAAAAGAACAATCCTATTTACTTACGTTTGTTAATAAAGAATTAGGTTTGGCGGGTGAGTTATCTCAAAAGTTTAGAGAATCTGTAACTGAGGCCCAACCAGAATTAAGAAGAATGGGTATTCCTTTTAAGGAGATGACCGATTCTATAGGTAAATTAATAGAAGATACGGGTAGATTTGCGTTAGTTGGTGAGGATATGTTGGTACGTGCAGGAGAAATTTCTGGTGCATATGGTATGAAGATGTCTGAAGTAATTGGTGCGTATGATGATTTTGAAAAAGTAGGTATCGGAGCGGCACAAGCACAAGAGTCTATTGCAGATGCGGGTAAACGATCTTTAGAGGTTGGAATACAATCAAGACAAACCATTCAGGGAATGATAGAGAATGTTGGAAAACTGAATGAATATGGTTTCTCTCAAGGAGTAGAAGGTCTTGAAAAAATGGTAAGAAGGTCTACAGAAATAAGAATGAGTTTAAGTGAGACATTTAAAGTTGCTGATAAGGTATTTTCACCTGAAGGTGCGATGGAACTATCCGCAGAGTTGGGTGTTTTAGGTGCTGCGTTTGGAGACTTTAACGATCCATTAAGACTTATGTATATGGCAACCAATGAGGTTGAAGGATTACAGGGAGCGTTAGAAGGTGTTGCGGGTAACTTAGCAACCTACAATATGGAAACAGGTGGGTTTGAAGTTACAGGTGCCAACCTTAGACAGGCAAGAGAAATTGCGGGTAAATTAGGTATAGACATGGCTGAACTTACCCAATCAGCAATCGCACTACAAGAACGTCAACAGGCGGCGTTATCATTAGAAGGATTAAATATTGATGAGGATCAAGTACAAATTCTAACCAACCTCGCGAGAATGAAAGATGGTGAAATGTCAATTGATCTACAAGCTGCGGGATTGGAAGAAGAGTTTGGAAAAAGTTCAATTAAATTAAGTGAATTAAATGGTGACTTAGCCGACAAATTAATAGGTTTCCAAGATGAATTTAAAGATAAATCAGAAAAAGACCTCATAAGAGAACAAGTAACTTTAGTCGAAAACATAAGTAGGGATGTTAATTACCTTGCGATGTTGGCAAGATTAGAAGTTGCGGGTGTCGGAGACCAAGCGGTACGGGCATTGTCTCAGATGGGTGCTAAAGAGGGAGGAGTTGATTTAAGTAAAATGTTAGCGACAGAATTCGATGAGTACGTGGAAATGTTCGGTGAACAAAAAGCGGCAATTATAAAGGCGGCACAAGAAAAAATGGGTATAGACCCATCCGAATTTAAAAAGAATAAAAATACCTCTTCAGAATCAACCACTGAAAAGGGTAAGACAGACACTCTTAAAGTAGAGGTTAGCGCTAAAGACGCAATTACTGGATTTTATCAAAAGGAATGGTCGTTAAATCCTGAGAGATGGGTTGCGGGTAAAGGTTATTTAAACCCTAATTAATTTGAGGGTTTTTCATCTTAAATCTATTTATATTAAAAAGAAATTATGCCAAGTAACTTAGATTTCGATTCTACAAGTCAATTTAGGGATAGTATATTAAATAGGACGTTACAACAACCTAACGGTCCTCAGACGTTTACTAGTTCCGCATACTCTGTAGAGTCCCTTAGTGATCATTCAAATGTGGATCAGGGGGATGTAGATGATAATCTAAGTACTTACTTATCAGTACCCCAAAATTCAAACACGTTTACTACAGAAAATTTTAGTACTGTTGATACTTTAAGAAATTTAACAAGGATTGATGATTTAGGTTTATACCCTGAATATTTCGTTCAAGGAAGTTACAGTAATTTAATTAGTATTATGACAACCGACAACTACGACAATGAGTCAAGGTTGATGAAGTTTGCCGCAAGACATATTAGAGAAAATAAACAAGGACCTGTTTTAGCGAGAATAACACAAAATTTGGTTGCTGCCACTTATGGTAGAGTAAGACTAATAGATGCGTTGGAAGGTAATTTGGCGACAGCGGTTAATATTGTTACAGGTAAAGAAGGTTTAATAGAGAAGAATTTTAAAGTAACGGTTGCCAAAACCATAGCGGGTAAGGCAATTGATTTCTTACAAACAGTTGCGGGTGTAGAATTTCCATGGAGTGAAATACCTGGCGATTATCTAACAAACCCAAGAAGACCGACAGTTAATAGACCTGAAGCACAAACAGGGTTAGGTGCAGTAATACAAGATGTAACGGGGGTATTAGGTTCTTTAATTGGAATTCAAAGAAGACCAAAATTATCGAGAAAACCATCTGACTTAATGATAGAATATCTAGGTTCAGGTCAGAAGGACGTTTTATTTGATAATTTAAGTTACTCAACATATGCACCGAACTATACTAAAACTGCGAGATCACAACAATCATCTAAACTATTCACTTTTATTGACAAGGTAGGTGATGCAATTAATGATGTTTTAGGTATGGGAGCACCAAGAGGGGTTGCATACATTGGTGATGATAGAGGGGAAGATGTAAAATATGCGATGGGTGATTTCAATGACAACATCGTCAGAAGTAGTTATTATTTAAGTTTAATGTTTGACCCCGTACAGACGGCATTGTTCGAAAGACAACGTTCTGTGGTTGAAGGTGGTCAAATTGGGGGTAAATTAACATGGTACAGTAGTAAATCACAAAATAAATTAGGTGAAGGTAATCTCGAATACCAAGTAGAAAGATCTCAATTAGAAGAAAGTTTATCCACTAAATACGGATTTAGGAGTGACTCTATTTTAGGTAAAACTCAAGAATTACTTGAGACCATGCCATCTGATGGTGGAGCTGCGAGGTCACACGTAGCTAACGCTATTGACCAAACAAGTAGAATATTTAGAGAAGGTAACGTAATGATGTCGAGAGGATCGGCAGTAAAGTATGTGGATAAATTTGGGGAAGAATCAGGTGTTGAATACTGTAGAGTATGGACAAAAGACGACCCATATATGAATATGTCTGATACAATGAAACGTACAGGTAATATAAGAAAGTTTGATTCTAGTGTAATGTCAAAACCATGGAATTTAAATATGGCACCAATGTCTAATGGTGAGGGGTCATTTGAAGGATCAACAAATATTGTTGAATCCACATTTGGTGATGGATACATGGCAAAAAAATACATGTTCTCACTTGAGAATTTAGCGTGGAAAACATCTACACTACCTGGGTTTACATACACAGACTTACCGTTTTGTGAAAGAGGACCTAATGGAGGTAGAGTAATGTGGTTCCCACCATACGATATAAAGGTATCAGAACAAAATAGTGCGAGATGGGAAAGTAATGTCTTTTTGGGTAGACCTGAACCGATATATACCTATCAATCTACTGAGAGATCAGGACAAATATCATTTAAAGTAGTTGTCGATCATCCTAGTATATTAAATCTTTTAGTTACTAAAGTCTTTAAAGGAATGTCAGATGAAGAATCTGATAACTATATAAATGCGTTTTTTGCGGGATGTGAAGAATTAGATTTCTATGAATTAATAAGAACATACACGACATTAACGAAGGAAGATATAGGAAGTATCAAAAAATACTTGGAAGCGGACAATCCTGACAAAGAATCAATTACTAAATTTAAAGTGGAAGTTGATGATAGTGAATATGAGACACCCGATTTAAGTCCTATTGAACAATCACCCGAGAAAACCTTAATAAATCTATATTTTAGGAATGATTACCCAAGGATAGGGNNNAGTGCGGTAACATGTGCAACCACATTCAGTCAAGAATATTCGGGTTATACCGCGAACATAGGACCAGCAACGGGAACACCACCTGATGGGTCCTACATGAAGGATTTAGTAAATGGATTGGATACGGTCTTTACTGCACCTCTAACGGTTAACAAAAAGAACGACATAAAAAACCTATATGGTAAGTCTGAGGGAATAACTGGTAGTACTTCTGATTATAACCTTATTAGGTCAAAAATATCTGCAGGTTTTGATAGACTCACAGAAAACAAGACAACATACGATGATAAATTAAAAGGTATTAAATCAAGAATAGAAAATGGAGAACTTAAAGATGTTATTATCAAAATATACACAAGTACTTCGTCTGTTGCTGATAACAATTACAACGTAAAACTATCGGCAAGAAGAGCACATAGTGTATTTAAAGACGTTATGAAGGGGTTAGATAAAAACGGTAATGATCATGGAGAGGACTTTTCAAAAGTTGTACCATCATCAGGGGTTCCTTCAGTAGAACAAAAACTCAGTTACAGTTTTGAAAAATTAGGGTATGAGGGTATAGAAGGTGGTATAGGTATAGGTTATGTCGCAAATGGGGAAACAGTCAGTAAAACTGAAAACTTATTCGGTGGAGATAGTCTTTCAGTAAATTGTCACGAAGATGAAATACGATCTAGTAGTGCACTGAAGAGAACCGCACCTGTTACGTTTTATTGTAGGCACGCAACTGTTGAGTTCATAGAAACACCAATAGATAAATTACCAGACCCACCAGATGATCCAAAGGTAAAATTAACACCTGAAGGAACTATCGAAACACCTAAGGTAAAGAAACCACCTATTAATGAAATGAAAAAAATTATCATGAAGACGTTGTCTGAGTGTTATTATTTCAAAGCGTTAGAGGAGGACTCACCCACAACTTTTAAAAGTTTAACAGAAAAATTAAAATATTTCCATCCCGCCTTCCACTCAACAACACCCGAAGGTTTGAACGCGAGGTTAACATTCCTTTTACAGTGTGTTAGACCTGGTGATACAATACCACTTAAGGGTATTGCGGATAATAATGACATAAATGCGAGAAACACAAGTTTCGGTCCACCACCAATATGTGTGGTGAGAATTGGTGATTTTTATCACTCTAAGATTGCGATTAGAGATGTTAATATAAATTACGACGAAGGTGTGTGGGATTTAAATCCTGAAGGTATTGGTGTACAACCAATGATTGCTAATGTGACTCTACAAGTAAACTTTATTGGTGGACAAGGATTAGATAAACCTGTTGAAAGGTTACAAAACGCGTTATCGTCTAATTTCTTCGCAAACACAGAGATGTATGATCCAAGGTCTATTGGTACAAGTAATATCGATGGGAAAGATCCTGAAGAATTTACGAAAGAGTTTTTGGAAAAACTACAATCGGCGGGGTCCAATTCTCAAACACCTGATGGTGAACCATTAGAAGAAAATGAAATTAAACAAGGGGTTTACATTGGGGGGTCAGGAGAGACACTTTCTTATGGTGAGATTATTAGTGGATTAAATACGGATATAGAATCATATTTTAACACTTATAAGGAATCATACAATACAGTATTGACGGAATTTGGTCCACATATACATTCGTTAGCGTTTTCACCCGATTATAGAAAGATAAATAAGTATGATGTTAATACGTCAACCACTTCAACAAGAGAAATAACTATGTTTGGTGAGTTTGATAAAATCAGAACTTTAGATCTATTTTTAATAGAACTTAAAACAAAATTAGTGACAACTATTGAATCTGAAGATGTTTCTACAATGTTTAAATTTCATAGATTTTTAAACGACCCTAAAATGGAGAGGTCTAATGAATTATTAAAACCCGTGTTGAGAAAATTAGTTGAAGATAAGTTAGATTCTTTATTAACTAATGAAGCAATCAAAAATATAAAATCAGCAAGAAATAAAGTTATAATTAATTTAGATAAAGTTAATTACTTGACGAAGTATGTGAGTGATGGTATGATTGTAGAAGGTAACGCTACACAAGCAAATCTTTCAGGTTTTACTTATGAATCGGTTTATTCCGAAATTGATCACATGATGGACTATTTTGACAAAAACTATGATAAGTTCGAGAAAAAAATAGACACAACTTATAATTTTAACAGTCTTTCGGTAGATGTGGATACACTAAGTGAAATATTATCCCTATTATTAAGTGGTAGTGAATCTGAAGTGAAAAAAACATATGAGGTGGATACAACATTATTTCCACCCAACATAAAAGATAAAATTGATAGAAAGGTCGATAAGTTTTTTGATGAAACAAAAGAGGATAGAATAAGACTTTCTAAATGGAAACCTAAGAAAAACAGTTCTGAACTTAACTTCGGAGTAATAGATCAGGTACCAATTACCGATTCATCACAACAAGAAACATTAACAAAAGTCCATTCTACTATGGGTGAACTTGGATCTAAATTAAACCACTTTAAAAATGAGTAGAAAATATTTTAATAGGTATGAGTTTTTCGAGGAGGAGGGAGATTTTAAAATAGTCCCTGGCATTGAAATACCAATTAGGTCCACAGACAAGTATGTACAATATAAAAAAGGGAAAGATAGATTTGATAAGATTTCCCAAGAATACTATAACACGCCTGTTTTTGGTTGGTTAATATTACAAGCAAACCCATTGGCGGGAAGTATAGAGTTTGAGGTTCCCAATAACTTTACATTAAGAATACCGTTTCCCTTGGTTAGTGCTTTACAAGAATATAAAAAATCGGTAGAGTTGTACAACTTATATTATGGCGAAGAATGATACCACAAATAGTGAAAACATATTAGTTAAGGTTAATCAAAACAATCTTGTTTACATTGACCCTAATAGTGTTGTGTCTGATGGTATTATTGAACCAAGATCTACAAGTCACGAAGATTTAGTTTACTATATAAACTTGGAAGCTGACTTAGTTCCAAGAACCACACTTAACTCCACAAATGGTGGTGGGGGTCAGTTGACATCTGTGGCTAAAGGTACTCTTAACCTATTACAAAATAAAGATGGTGAATATCTCGATACAAAATGGACAGATGTTTACACTGAACAACCAACAAAAGACCCCGAAAAGGAGGGGATTTACGAACCTAATCATGATGCGTCGGGCCAATCTTTTGGAATGACAAGTGTTAGAATAGAGGTAAAGGGGGTAAACTTTGTACCTGTGGTAAACATATCTTTCGTAGATATAAGAGGTAAAACTCTTTTTGAATCACCTAACAATTCACCCTACAAATCCTTTTTTCATCTACCATGGCCAATATTTTATTTGACCGTAAAGGGTTTTTATGGTAAAGCAATAAGATATAGACTTCACCTAATCAACTTTAATACCTCATATAATGCGGGTAACGGTAATTTTGAAAGTACTGCCAAATTTGTTGGGTCAACTTATGCATATCTTAATGATATTTCATTAACATCAATACTAAACGCACCATACATGTATGGTATTGAAATACCAACTAAAAAAGAAACAAATACTAAAACAGGGGAATCAACAGTAAAACTTTCTAAAACATCACGAGGATACCAAACATTATTATCGGTATATCAAGAGTACCGTAGGAAAGGTTTAATAACAATACCTGAAGGGGTTAATCCTACCTTAAGGGAACTTATACAACAATCAAAAAGTTTAGACCAAGTATTAGAAGAATCAATATTTGGTGATAAGGGTATTGTTGATATGAAACTTTTTGGTTTGGTCAAAGAGTTCGACGATGCATTAGTTGAGTTTGTTGGGGCGGTAAAGGCGTGGAAAACAAGATATCTATCAGACAACTTTACTATGATTCCAGAGACAGATGGTATAAAATATTACTACCTCAGTAAAGATCAATCAAATAAAACCACAAATCTAATTGGTCCTAAGAGTGGGACCTTAGAGTCAATCTTGAAAGTAAAAAGTGGTAAGATTAAAAAAATACAAAATTCAATAAGAGAACTACTTAAAAAATCAGGAAAAGAATTTAAATCATTTAATGTTAGTGTAAAGAATCCTTTGGTTGATATAAAAACATATTACTCTACAGAAGTTGCGGGTAAAATAGGTGTATCACATGACTTGATAATAGACCATATAAATGAAATTATAACCTCATTTAACCAAGAAAAGAAAAAATTACAGGACAAGGTAGAGGAAAAAATGAACGAAATCGTTAAGAGTAACGGTAATGAAGGTTTGGGTTTTGAACCGACCATACGTAACGTCTTTGGTGTTGTTTTGGCGGGTGCGGACACTTATTTAAGATTAATGCAAAATGTACATTATAGAGCATATAATGTCAGAGAAGAAAAGAAAAATATTTTAGTAGGGTTCTCAGATGAATCGACCTCTGAAGGTGCGGTTTACCCTTGGCCAGAAGTTAATAAGGTAAGTGAAGATAAGAAAAAGATATTAGCGTATCCGGCGGAATTCGATTTAATAAAAAAGTTAAGATCCGATAATCCCACACTATGGCCTGAAGTCGAGTTTGTAGAAGAATATATGGCAGTATCCCAAAGGATCACGGACAACTTGGCAGAAAAAGAAAAGACATTTGATAAGGTGAGTTTTGAATTTGAAAACTCGGACCCTAATCAAAATGATTTAAAAAAGATTTCTGAAGTTATTAGTTTAGGTAATACAGTTCCTTATTCTGATAAGACATTGGCCTCTTTATTTTATGAAATTGCAGAAAGAGGTAGATATAGTGTATTGAATGACACTTTTAATACCGAAACCACAATTAAAGAATTGGCGGATTTAGAGTTTCAAACTTTACAAGCTATGGTAGAGGGGGATTCGTTCGTTGTGGATATTTTAAAAGAGATTTCGACCTTCAACCAGTTAAAATCTAAAATGGTGAGTTTTTCTCCGTTTGAAAGAGAACCATATTATAGTGATGGTATCGCTACAGTTCCTTATATCTCTGATAATATCTCTGAATCGTTTAAGTTAGAAGACTATTCACCCTCCACATTAGACACGGCGGATATGAGTGACGAATACGAAAAATTAGAATCTAACTTAGTTGAATATGGTGTTGAAGAATATAGAACTAAAATATATCCCTTTAACTCCACTACATATTTGGGATACATTAATAAGACTTCGTTAACAAAAAATGACTTTAATTTAAAAAGTATTTTTAATGTCAAAACAACTAAAGGACTTATACAAACACCCATAAACTCCAATGCTTGGGTTAGAGGGACCGTTTCGGAAAATTTTAACTTATTTGGTA